AAAACTCAGGAAGTTGTCTTGGCAAGATTCGACTCTTTGAATCTGCGCCAAACGGTATTGAAGCTTCAGAAACTTCTCTTCTAACTCTTCTTCTGACCCCAATTCAATTGACATATGAGATGGCCTTTTAATTACTTCCTAGTATTAAAACATATAGGATGCCGTAGGTTTGAAAATTTTTACAAAATTTTTGGCCCCATGTGACTCCTACGGCTAGTTTTTTTATTTATCTAGTCACAAATAACCTTTTCTTCTCAGCTTACCCTTTTTTATTCGGTTTTTGTTCCACGTGGAACATCGATATGGTTTCACAACAGTATTGTTTGTGAAAAACATGCCGTATGTAGCCGCTCGCTCTGCCCGCGGGCCCAAAGCGCGAAAAATCGGTCAGATCCGGCCCAAATCGGCGCCCCGACGCGATCCGGCAACGGGCCCCGCGGCGGGTTCCTGACTTCCTTAAATGTGTGTTTACGTCAGTTGACCGGACACGCGGCAGGGTGGAAAACCGGATACGCGTCATGACAAAAGCAACGCGGCCCGCGGCGCTGGGATCGCGGCCCACGGGCCGCGGTGCGTTTCGCTGGGTGCAGGGGGCGCGGCCCCCGCCCCACGTGTTACCGGTTGCGGCGGGCACTTAAAGTAAATTCTAGGGGGCGTTTTCCGAGTCTCTCCCGCGAACCGCTCGGGAGCCCGCAAAAACACTAGGGGGTGTATGCGATTCCTGGACAAATCGGCAGCTTAAATGCCCCCCATGCCAAAACCCAAAAAATGGCGGCGGCGGAATGAATAACCCTACAAATTGTGGGAAGTGAAAACGGACAAACAGCGGGCACAAAAAAGCCCGCTCGGGGCGGGCTGGTTCGGCTACTGGTTCGGCAGCGGGCTAGCTTTCGGCGCGAGCCCGTTCGGCAGCGATCAGTTCAGCGAGCAGCTGCAGGGCTTCGCGATATTGTTCGTCGGCTTCGTCTGCGCGGCCCGCCATCGACAGCACCCCCATAAATTGGAGATGAAACTGCACTTGCTCCAACTGGGTGCCGCTCATGCCTCGGCCTCGTCGAAGCTTTTCACGGGCTTCAGCTCACCATTTCGCCACTCGGCGCGGATCACTAGATCCCGAAGGCGGGCGGACGCCTCGGAGCCCGTCACGCTCTCATCACGGGGGGTAGCGGATAGGCCGCCCGTGATATCGCAAACGCGCCAGCTAGCCCACTGCTCGCGATCTAGCGGGTAAATCAGGCACTCGACCGGGTCGGCCCACTCGTCACCCGCGTGTCGCCACTCGTCGCGTCCGTACTCGATCCAATCGGCCCAGCGCTCCGCCAGTTCGGCCCCGTCCGCGATCCAATCGAAAAACGAAAGGCGCGTGTTCTCGCGCAAGCAGGCATTGCTTAGGGCTTTGCGCAGAGACTTACCCGCGCCCCAGCAGTGGTTGTCCGCGATCACTACATATTCCAATTTCATGATGATCTCCCAAAGTGTCACCGCGTCATTGCGGCCCGTCGAGGGTATCGCATACCACGCCCAAAAAAAAGCCCGCCATGTGGCGGGCTAGTTTCGGCAGCGGGCGGGTTAATCGAACCGCGCAACCTTGGCGGTATCGCTCCCGCGCTCGCGGATCGCGGTGATCCCGTACTGATAGACGAAACACTCGAAATCCTGCCCGCCCATGGTCACCGCATAGGCAAACCGGACCAGTGGCGACAACGGCGGATCTTCGGCATATTGCGAGCGATAAACCCCGTCCGCGTCAACGTCACCGCCAAACGGATATTGAAATCCGCCGAACTGGTAAACGTTATCCATTGCGTCCGCTATCGCTTCAATACTCACCCCGTCGGGGTTTTCCGATTCAGCAGTAATGCAAGCTTCCGCGAAAAAGTCCGGGATGATTCCGCAAGCTTCGATTAGATGGGCGGGGGTGACGCGGTCCAGAGTCGCATCACCGGCAGGATTAAGCACCCGATCCAGTATCAATTCCGACGGGCGTACAAGTAGCGTTTTGGTTTGCATGTCAATCTCCCAAAGTGTGCGGCGACATTGCCGCCCGACATTTATCGCATATCACGCGGACCCGATCAAGTCGGGATTGTCGATCACAAAGCCGGACCGATCACGGGCCGCGGATCCTTTAGGGGTAAGCCCGACAATCTGACCAGTGGCGAACGCGTTCGCTATGTCATCCCGGTCCCCATCGATCACGGGCCGCCCGCAAAACGTTCGGGGGAAACCGCCGCGAAACACGACCGCCACGGGGACGCCGGTAGAGAATGCCCGCCGGTTTTGGTTGCGGTACTGGGGCCGCCCGCTATAGCTGAAAATCAATCGGTAATTTTCTGGGGTTTTCCCTAGCCGCGCCGCCCGCTTGGTGTAATCCACAAACAATAGATCAGGGTGCGCTTGGGGCACCCCATCGCGCTCCCAATGCTGGTCCGAAAAAACATTCAGCCGAACCGCGCCCCGCTCGCCATTGCGCTCGCAAAGCTTTGTGAAGTTAGTGAGCTCTCGGTGCAATTGATCCAGAAAACCCGCCCGATCCTCGCGCAGAAAATCCGCCTTACTCATGCGGGCATTGCGCACACTGGTAAACCGTCCGCGCCCCTGCTCGGATAAACAATCTGCCATGCATCCGGCGGCTTTCGATCCCGGGCATAAAACCGGGTCAGGATAGAGCGATAACCCAGCGTAACGGAACGGGGCCGCCGCGCCGGTTTTTTTCAATTTGGGGTTTGATCCCCGCGTGTCGAGTAATTTCACAATAGTCTCCCAAAGTATCGCCGCCAATCGCGGCCCGATCACTATCGCATACCGCACGGGCAAAAAAAAGCCCGCACGTGGCGGGCTATCGGATCGGGCTCGGGCTATCCCGCGTTCACCTGTTCGGCGGTTTCGTATGGGGGGCCGAATTTAAGATCCCGCACCGCGGACGCCGCCCTTTGTTGCTCACCCATAATCTGCAATTTTAAACACCGGACACAATTTACGATAAACCGATCCAACTCATTCGGTTCCCAGCCGCCGCCCGCAATCAACTCCGCAATTTTGTCCGCGTCCATTTTGGGCTCGCATTCTTCGCGGATGTAAAGATCCAGCGCGGTCCACTCAACGTGAAGGTTTTCGGGATCGATGTCATTAGCCTCCAACATCACGCTCGCTTCCGAAGCGGTAAGCGAAATTTCTTCCGGCGCAACCTCGTAATCAAGAAAAGCTAAATCTAATGTCGGCATTACTCGTCACCCCCTTGAAACGATTCGGTCCAAGATACAAACACCGCCCGCGCTTCGTTGCGGTTCAGATCAAAATTGTCCTGAAGCCAACGCGGAGCGCCAAACATATTCATGGTGCCCGACTCTCGGAGCGCGTCCAAGGTGCTGAAATAATCGGAATGTAACGCCCCAGAAGCGAGGCGCTTTTCTGCTGTAATTTGCATACAAGTTTCTCCCAAAGTGCGCGGCAGGATTGCCGCACTGGGGGGAATGTATCGCATACCCCGGAAAAAGAAAACCCCCCGCAGGGCGAACCATACGGGGGGCACTTTGGGGAACAGACTACTGCGAGCGCCAGCATAGGGGGTAAGGAAAGGAATCGTCATCATCTTCAAAGATGTTGAAGTGGACCCCGTAGGAATTGGGCGAATCCTGATCCTCACCCCAGATAAAATCCTCAGTAGCAACCTGACGCGCTTGCTCGGGGCTCTCCGCCTCAATGTAGAAAACGTTAGTCTGAACCACTTCAACGCGATAGGCCGCCATCTCAAGCCGCCATCGCTACACGTTGCCAATCGGAGCGGGGCAGGTCCAGAACGCGCCCGCCCAGTTTCTGCCAATCGTCAACGCTATCCGCGTCCGCCTGATGCGCGACCGCCGTCACCGCGTTCACCATGGTGGCGCGGGTTACAGGCTGACCGGCGTAGCCTGCCTGCCCGATGGTGGCGAGCAGGCCGTCCATCAAACTGGCGGTATCTTTTTTGGTGAGCGCCAACACCTTGCCCATGGCCTCTACTGCCGACTGCGGCGAGCCCTCAACTTTGTCCTCATGAGCAACTTTCATTTTTTCCAGCACTTCGTCAAACGCCTCGCGGCTGGCGTAGGCCCTTGTCACATCCCGCATCTGAAGCGCCAGCGCATGGTTATCCGCATCTTTGGCTTCGTCAGTCAGTAGGCCCCATGTGTCAGCATCGCCACGCGCCCCAGTGATGTGGGATTTGCGGGTCCGCTTCTCGGTTTGCATTCCGTTCAAACAGGCCAGCGTCCAGAACATTTGGAACACGTTAACGCTACCGCAACCGACTTCGCTATTAGACATACCAATGCCCAGCGCCATGATGTCGCCAACCGCCGCGCCCTCCCCCGTGATCACTTCAGACTTGAGCCGCAGGTACAGGCGCTTTTCAGTCACCGTCCCGTTCACCACTTTCCACTGGGCATCGCTTTCCAACAGTTCGGGCAATGCGGACTGCAACAGGTGAACGTTATCGAACGTTTTGAATTTGTCGCTCACAAATGCGCGGGCAGTGCCTGCTCGGTCAGAGTGTTGGAACGAACGGATCATTCTGACGGCGGGCTCTTTTTGCCAGATGGCATTGATCAATCCATCAAACTCGGTGGAGTAATCCTGCTGTAACCGGCGGGCAGTCCGAACGTCGATACCGGCCCGCTGGCTGATTTGGTCAAACGCCACATCATTGGCGGCGAGAATCTGAGTCGGTGCCCCGCCAGACTGTTCCAAGATGATCTGGCTGACCTTGCTACCGTCACCCCGATCACCGGTCACCAGTTGAAGCTGGTTAGTCGGTGCCAGAAAATCCTGCGATCTAGCGGCCTGATCCTGTACCTGTTGAAGCAAGCGGGTCAGGGTGTTGTCTGAATTTTCAATCGTATGTTGCATGGTATATCTCCCAAAGTAGGCGGCGGATTGCCGCACCCGAACTATCGCATACCTGCGCCGGGGCGGCAAGTCCTCTTTTTAAAATTTCAATCGGGCGGCATCTCTTCGCTGGATTCCAGCGTCCAACAGCTCTCCCCGTCATACTCGCGGATGTCCACAATTTCTATTTGATCACAGTCGGGTGAATACCAATTGTCATGCACTCTCTCGCCTGCACCTATGCTGGCGTTATACATATCGATAACGCGATCATTAAAAACACGCTCGGCAATCTTCATCGCCTCTTGCTCAGATGACGCCAACACATCAATCTTTGTGTCCATCGAAACCCAACCGTGGATCTGGTAATGGTCTCGCGTTTCAACCGCAGGCCACAACTCAACGTCAGCCAATGCCGCCGCAACTTCATCGGCTCGGCTGTCCGGTTGGTCCTCTTCATAGGTCCGGCAGATGAAACATTCCGGCTTGCTTTTTGGCCGGATGTAATTAGTGGCGCATTCGCAATCCCAGTAATCAGGATTGGTAACGGCGGCAGGGTCCTGCCCGTGTTCCAGTGTTGTCATGACTGCGCCTCCACTAAATTTTGAAGGTCTGCAATTGCTAGTCCAACGTCAGCGACATAGTTTTCTACGAAAGCCTCCGCCTCTTGCCATTCCGCTTCGTTTAACTCGCGCAATGCCTTGTAATGCGGGGTGGGTGTGCCTGACGTACAAGACACCCAGTTTTCAAGGCCACAGCCCTGCCAATATTGTAGATCCCCGTGATAGGACTTCAGCAAGTCGATGACGCGCTTTAGTTTTTCAGTTTGCATAATTACTCTCCCAAAGTAATGCGGTGGATTCCGCAGGGGGAGAGTATCGCATATGCGATAGGAAGGGAACCCCGCCGGAGCGGGGTCAGTGCGCAACGCTGTCTACGATGGCGCAGGCGTTCAATAATTCTTCGTCAGTCAACGAGTCCAGCAATTGCTGGATAGCGGCCCGAAGAACTTCTGCGGGGACATCGTTGGGATCGGACAGGCCACACTCAATGTCAAAGCCCAGATCAAACGCATGAGTAATCATGGGCTACGCGCCAACAAGCTGACAATCCTGTCGCCTTCATCTGTGATCGGAGCAGGCCGTCCAACATAATCATCAAACAACCAAACAAAATGGCCCCTTGGATCCATGCCCTTTTCACAGCAGGCGTCCACCCAACCCTGCGGCAACGCATGATCGTAGTTCAATCCAGCATATCGCTGTTCAGCAGCTTCACCTCTCGTCATTTTCACTCTCCTCGGTTTGTCGAAAAACCCGTGAAACGGATCGTTCTGCGGATACCGGAAATACGCTTTTTGTTTTTCCTCGTAATCCGGCACTTTCAATCGTTTCTCCAACCAACCAATCAAAAACAGCACTCATGACTCCTCCCGTTGTGCTTCAATCTCATTGCATCGTCAAAGTATATGCGATTCATCGCTTATACGGCAAGTGTTTTAAAAAAGGCGGCCCAATCCACGGGCGTGGGGAAAAAAGCTGTGGGCTCCGAATCCAATCCGTCTAGGCGCAGATCCATCACACAATCCCCACGGTACAGAGATACGCCAGCGGGGTGCTTAACTGCTATCCAGCAACTACCGTGAGCGTGTTTAGTGGCAAACGCTACCTGATGGGGGGAAATACTGACGGAGTTATTTTGTGTTGTCTTTAATTCCACCAGATGCCAATTGCCGTCGCTATCCAAAATTAAAACGTCCGGCACCCCCTGCGTCGCACGAGACTCCAATCTCGTGGCGCTCCAATCGGGGCGATGTGTTTTCATGGCTTGTTTCATGGCCTGCCAAAAGCTGGCTTCGCGTGGGCGCTTCGCCTTAACCGGCGTGTCCAAAATGTCAGCCATCTATATCTGCCAAACGCTCTTTTGCCTTTTGGCGGTTGCCTGCATCGGACGGCCCCCCGTCATGCGTGATCGGAGCATACACCTGCTTGAGTTCTTCCAGAGCTTTCAAGACTTCTTCCTTGCTCATCTGCTCAATCGTACCGTGACGGATCTCAGTCTTGTTGACGTAAATGTCTCCCTGAGCCTGACCCCTTCGATACTCGGCCTGCACTGCGGCAGAGAACGCACCGTTCTCTAGCGCTGCATCCCGGATGATTTGAAGATCCCGCAGGTGGCGCTGATATTCCACGCCATACTTCTGGTCAAGCTCCTGCCGGTATTCTCGTATGGCACGGCAGACATGCGGGCTGATCCGAGGGTTGGTTAATTCAGAGGCTCGGACATGGGCAGACCGTTCGGGGTAGCCCGCGTTAATCGCCGCTTCCCGCATGGTGATCTGTCCATCTTTTGACACGAGTTCTCGGACAAAAAGCTCCTGCTTTCGGGTCAGGCGCTTTTCGGCCAGTGGGGGTCGGTTGCGCTTCTGGCGCTTGGCTTCAGGAAGGGATGCCGCCTTGGTGTCCAGCACCTTGGCATAACGGCTTTTCTGCTTAGGCATAGAGGGCCTCTGTATGTGAGTAAGTCAGCATAACCATACCTTAATTTTGCCCTCCCTATATATATTTTCCAGAAAAATAAAAATAATTTTTTTCAAAACTGAAAAACCTCAATACTGTAAGCTTGATTAACAAGCTCTGCACATAGTGGTGTATACCCACGTTACCCACGTGTTACGAGAAAAGCCAGTGTTTATGCGGCCTGTAGGCCAAGGTAACGCGGTAACGCCGGTAACGCCTATTTTTAATTTATTTTTTATTTTTTTATTTCTCTGGGAAAACACTATATAGATAGCGAAATTAAGACCGTGGCCCGTGGTCCGTGCCTGCTGTCTCGCGACATGGGGCTTGTGGACCACGGACCGCGGATCAGGGTCAAAGGATCAAGAGGAATGGTACGCCTTTTCAAGGTTGGCTATATCGCGGGTTAACGCGTCCTTTCTTTCTTCCAATTTAATCCTTTCTTTATGGGCTTTTAACAGGGCCGCCCCGACTACTTTAACTTGTGTTTCCTCGGGTAGGCTGTCGAGGTCGATGATGCGGTAGCCAGCGGAGCTATAGCAGTCCACGCGGCCATCGTCCCTAAGAACCAAGGTGCTGTTCATGACTTCCACCGATCCATTTTCTTTGTCCTTCATGAGTCTCCCCATTTCTTCATTAATATTTCTCGAACCTTTTGGCGTTGTCTTTCAAGACGGTCAGTTGATGTTTCTGTTGTTGAATCGTGGCCCACAGTGCCACGTTGAATATGAGGGACATTGCTAAAAGTATATCTTGTTCCATTGGAACACCTCTCACACAGTGCGTTTACGATAGGGACGCCAGCTTTGTTGCACACGTAGCAATGGCGCATTAGTGAAGATGCTTCTTTTCAAACCCCGCGTAGGCGTCCATGAGGAAGTCGGTGTAGATGATGTAGCCCATCTGGCACAGCTTAAAGACGAAGTCCTCATCGGTGTTTGCGTAGGTCAGCGCCTCCATGACTTTAAATTCCTCGGAAGCTGGGGATTCTTTGGCGCGTTGTTCCAGCATATTCATTACGTATTCTCGGAAGATCTCATTGTCTTCAAAGGACTTAGCTGCTTCGACGCGGTCCGCTTTCCGGGTAATTCGCAGGTGCGGGTTAAATTTCATTCTTTTTCCTCAGTTATGTAGTAGTCTAAAGGGCAGAACAATACTTTATCGCATACACGAGTCGTATACAATATGAACACCAAGCTTTATTTAGTGGAGTGGCGTGATGCGTGTGGGGGAACGAAAGAGGGCTGGAGGCCGTTGGAGGATCTGAAGCAGATCCGTGAAGCGACGATCCTGTCCTGTGGCGCAGTGATTCACATGGATGAAGAGCGCTTGATTGTTTGCCCGCACATCATTCCAGATGCAGAGGGGAACGTCGTTGAGGGCGATGCTGAGATTGCCATTCCCATGGGCTGGGTCATGAGCGTTACGGAGCTTGTACCGTGAGCCGTGATCCGGGGGACGAGTGGGAAGACGCATTAGCCGAAGCCGAGCAGTATGTTGATGACGAGGAATGGTCCGAGGTCGGTGAAGAGTCCATGTCGTTTTATGAGCGGCGGTTGAGGCTAATAGAAGAGGCGGCCAACAAGTTGCGCAGGAAGAATTAAAGTTCTTTCATTTTTTCCGAGATGACGCTTGTCCAGAAGTACAGGTCGATGTCATCCATGCTGGATTTAATTTTGTTGACGCGATCACAGACGAGGCGAATGTTATTAAGTTCGTAGCCGACGTTGCTATCTATTCGGTCGATGGATATGTTGGTTCCGCGTCTTTCTCCGCTGTTGGAGTGTAAGCCTTCCGCGCCCCATGTCATGGGCAGATTGGTAATGGCGCAACGCCCATTTTGGGCTTCAAACAACGCAAGAACAAAAGCCTCATCCAAGGTTTCGGACATTTTTAACTTGGATCTAGCGCACCGGTTCTTCATGTCGCGCACTCGCGCTTTTATGTAATTGACATGATTCTTATGGATGCTATCGGTTTGATTTTTTGCGTCACATGAAGAGCAAAACGGCTGGTGTCGCTGGTAGGGAACAAGCTTCCCTTCAGAAAAAAACCGCTTAGGATATTCCGAGAACGGTTTTTCTACGCCGCACTTCCGACACACGTGTTTTTTCAATCGCTTGCCCCCACATGCGATACGGTGGCCTCATACTAAAGTTAAAATTAACAAAAGCAAACCTATAATTAAATAGTCTTTCCAATCAGGTTTCATTAACAGATCTCCACTTCTGATGTAGTTTCTACCCAGACTTTTGCGCCGCATGAAAGGGGCTTGTCCGGGGAGTACACAACTTTACTTGGCCCGTGGACCGTGACGCTTTGTCCGTAGGTATTTTTCTTTCCTTCCTTGACGGTGATCACAGGTTCGCGGTCCCCGGTCTTGGCGTTACGCCGGATAATGTGCTGGTTAATGTGAATGCGCTTAACCGTCATCTTCATTGTCCTTCAGACGATAGTAGATAACGTGTGCGCCACACTCCGAGCAGGTGAGGTTGGTGGACATATCAAAGAACTCTTCCTCTTCGGAAAGGTCGTGATCGCCGCCCCAGATCAGGCGGCCTCGACACCACCAACAAACATCGCCGGATTGAACTTCGCCAGTATTCATTCTTCCGTAGACTCCACTTTGTACCAATGTGAACAGGGGTCCGTGGCCCGTGACTTGTGCAACGTGCAAAACCACTTGCGCTTACCAACTGGTTTGCTGTGTTTACAGGTCCGGCACTCTACGGGGAGGGGCAGGGATACTTCCCCTTCTGGCCAGCAATGCGGACGGTAATTGCAATAACGGCAATGGAAGTTTCGGGGGTCGCTCGATATCTTCTTTGCCGACAAGTCCCGGACCACGGACATAACTTTGTACATCAGGAAAACGTAATCATTGTGATTATAGGGAACGTGTTCCGCGTGATAGGTTGAATTGTTTTTGTTGTAGGCCACCATCCATGCTCCTTTAAAAGAGGAGAGTCCCATCAGAAGCTGCATCTGGTAATAGTAAACTGGATGGCTTTTGTAAATGCCCATGTCTTTAAACATCATCCACTTCTTATCGTTCATGGATTTAATTTCAAGAATCTCTGGCGGACCTTTTTCTTGATCGAACGTGATGATGCCGTCGGCATGTCCTCGGAGGTGCCCACCAAAAGCAATGTACTCCCATTGCTTCTTGGTTTTTGCATTGACTTCATACACGTAAGCCCCCGCTTTTTTTAAGTCGCGCACCACAAGGTCTTCGATGATGTGTCCTATTTCAAAAATGCGTAGGACAGGGGCAGGAATCTTTTTTTGCGGGTAACCACGTAGACTAAACTGAAGGAACGCTCGGCAGGGATGGCCAACGTTACTCGCCCCAATGTAACAGCGCCGCTCAACGTCAGTTTTTTTCTCTGTCCCAAGGTCAATGGCTTTTATGAGGTCCATGTTAAAATTGATTCCGTGGGCAGCAAAATATGTTGTATACGATAATATACGTCGGGGTTTAATGCAAATGATTGGGCCAGAAGGTTTTGATGAGGCCATTCTTGGGATCGGTACGGTTTCCACGAAAGAAGGCGACGCAGAAGTGCTTGTGTATGACGTTCAGAAGATGATCAAGATTGTCATGGACGACAGTATCGACATGACATGGGACGAAGCCAAAGAGTTCATTGAGTTTAATATTCTAGGGATTTACTTGGGGGAAACCGGGCCCTGCTTTTTGCAGGTAGGCGTTCTTGCACCCGGCAACGGGGATACCGTTCATTAATAAAAAAGCCCCCCATTGCGGGGGGCGGCTCGGGTTCATTCAACTCACTTTGGGAGAAAAGCTTTATTGAACCCTAAAACGTTTGGAAAGATAGAGGAGTGAATTCTATCTATTATGTAGTATACCAATCGGGCCTTACTACCTCAAGAATCTCTTTAGTAGCTTCGTCTTCCGGGACCACGGACAAGTCATGTTGAATCGCCATGCTTTTATTGAACCGATCTGCCATCTGGTGCGCGGCTTGTATGGCTAACTGTGCATCCCGGGAGTCTACCCCATGGTGCCATCTACTAGCTCCGTAATAAGACGGTCCAAGTACCAGCGGGCCTTCCGCAGGTCCTCTACAGGTTCTTTCTTTATTTCGTATCTCCATACGTATTTCTGAATGTTCCCCTTGAGATATCCCTGAAAACTTTCCGGGGACATGCTAGCCTTGATGCCGTCAATACATTCGACATCGCCTTGGTTGTAATGAGAAGGGCAGCTTACGTTGTCAAAGTTCTTTGGCATTCTTTTCTCTCTCCGCCTCTATTTTTGCTTTGAGAAATTCATGCCACATATGAAGCTTTTGAAAATCTTCTTTATTGACCTTTCCTTTTTCGTAGCCTTTTTCTAGCTTACGAATGGCTTTGTCAAACTCAGCTTGCATCGTACTAAATGTCATATCGAATAACTTTTTGAAGTTAAAGATTCAGTTCCCGTTTCTTTTTTGAACTCGGTGATTTGTTCAACAATATATTCTTGATCGCGGTTAGATAAATTCTCTTGCTTCCACGCTTCGATAATGTAACGAAGTTGACCACTAATGGTTCGGCCTTCTACACGAGCGATTACGACAACCTCCTCGTACACATCTCTCGGCAGCAAAACCGATTTCCATTTTGTTGTATCCATGGGATATCTCCTACACAGGTATAAGACAGTATAGGGTTATTTTACGCGCTATTCAAGCTCTTCACACTCGCCCCAGCTAGGCCCAACTTCCACATCGCATTTGTTTGGAACCTGCAAAGGAACGGATTGCTCCATGATTTCAGCCAGTTCTTTTGCCTGCTCGGCGTTTTCAACAGAGAAAGCAAGCTCATCGTGTACCTGAAGCATTGGGACGCTCCCTGCGGAACAAACATTCACCATCGCCTGCTTGGTCATGTCCGCCGCCGAAGCCTGTATGAGCCTATTCAGGGCCTTGTACGTGTATGCGCGTCGAAGCCGGGTAGTAGGCCCGTGGACCGCGATTGCTTCTTCCCGGGAAAGAGCCTTGTGCATTTCAAAGCTGTCCGGCTCCCATAGATCAAACCGGCATTTGCGGCCACGCAATGATCGGAGACTTCCAGAGGACCGTGGGTCGTCAAGCTTGTTCTGTACGCCACGCATCAGGCCTTTCACGAAGGGAACCTTCTTATGATATTGCTGGGTCAGGGCCTTTGCTTCTTCGACACTGAGGTCGAGTTGGTCGGACAGTTTGTTCACGCCCATGCCATACATCATGCCGAGGTTGATGACCTTGGCCTGCTTTCGCGGGATGCCTGCCATCTCGCTCACCATGCTATGAAAGTCCATGTTGGGATTGTTACGGTAGCCGTCTACAAACTCTTCTACCCCCTGCATTGGCATGTTCTTGTAATCGCCGTAGTTCTTGGCAAAGTGAACCAAGATCCGTGGTTCCTGTTGCGAGAAGTCAATTGCTGCCCATTGCTGCCCTTCTTCCGGGAGGAACAGGGATCGAATCATGGGGCCTAATTCTGGATCCCGAGCCGGGATCTGCTGGAGGTTGGGCGAGTTCATGGAGATGCGGCCCGACACTGTGCCGCCATCATCTGAGCGTAACTGATTGATATGGCTGTGAATTCTTCCGTTATGCGTGAACTTTAGTATGCCGTCAATAAAGTTACCGTTGGTCTTGTTGAGGTTGCGAGCCTTCACGATTAACTGTGCAAGCTCGTGCTGGTGTTCCATCAGGAACTGTTTTGTGAAGCTGGGCGAGCCTTTGTCTGTTTTGGGGTAAGGCAACCCTAGCCCGTCAAACGCCTTGGCTATGGATTGCGCCGCCCAGATCTCTACGTTGCTCCCTGTCAGCGCCTTGATTTTTTTGATGACTTCCTTTTCTTGCTTCATCAAGACTTGCTTGGTCCGTTCAGCGCGGTCAATGTCTACCCGAATTCCGCGCATGGTCATCTCCACCAGATGCGGGAGCAGGTCAATCTCAAGCCGCCAAACGTCCCAAAGATCTTCCCGGTTAAGCAATGTTTTAAAGTGGTTCCAAAGCTCCAGTGTGATCTCCGCATCAGTCTCTGCGTAGGGTCCCACATACATCGCGGGCAGCTTCCACATCTCCCCCTTGGGATCGACGCCAAATTCCTTGGCCGCCTCCACCA